CTTGGAGACCTTGATGCACTTGAGGAATATTTCAGAAATGTAAGAAAAGAATTGAAAGCAAGTGATTATAAAAATGGCATAGAGTTCTTTGTAAGGGATGAAATGCTTTTGAATGTTCAACAGTTTATCCATTTATGTGATGCCATCATAAAAGGGAGTGATAGTGAATGACGATTTATGAAGAAGTCATTGAAAGCCTTGCGAAAATAGTCAATGAAGTGGCAGATGCATTAACAGAATATATTGATGCTCTCGAGCCATACCAAAGGTATGAGAATTTACACCCCAAAAAGAAACCGAGAGGCTCAATCAGAAGAATGAAGAAGGAGCGGAAATGGAAGGCTTTAGGAATGAACCATAAATAAAGTTGTAAAGAGTAGAAATAACTTATAAGATATGTTAAAATAAATAGAGGCGATTATGGATAAAAGAACAATAAATGAGCATTATGCGGAAATAGGGATGGACTTGATTCATACGGAAGATGCATTGATTGATATAGCAAACAGCCAAGCAACAATCATATACTTATCATCAGAGCATAAGAAGGTGGCATCTGGAAAGAAGATATTAGGACAATGTGAAAAGGTGGCAGATAAATATAAGTGGGGGATACCCTGTGATTTTACAATAACAATATTTGAACCGAATGTGGAGGGAATGACCGAGGAACAGTTGCGGATGCTGATATTTCATGAACTTCTCCATGTAGGAATTGAATACAATGCGGATGGAACAGAAACCTATTCGATAAAACCTCATGACCTTGAGGATTTTAAGTTAATAATTGACAGATTTGGAACAGATTGGAGTAAAGTAGATGAAGATTGAAAATATGTTGATTAAGGATATAAAGCCTTATGAGAGAAATGCAAAGAAACATGATGAAACTCAAATCAAGAATGTGATGGAGAGCATCAAACAGTTTGGAATAGCACAGCCACTTGTAATTGATAAGGATGGTGTCCTTATAATCGGGCATTGTAGGTTGATTGCTTGTAAAAGACTCAAGATGAAGGAAGTGCCTGTTGTAAGGATGGATGATTTGACACAGGAACAGGTGGATAAGTTAAGGCTTTTGGATAATAAGCTGAATGAATCCGAGTGGGATTTTGACCTGCTTGCAGAGGATGTACCGTCTTTGGACTTTTCTGATTTTGATATAGATTGGGGATTGCCAGAGGAAGAAGAAACTGTTGAGGAAATTATTGAGGATGAAGTGCCAGATGTTCCAGAAGAGGTCAAGTCGCAATTAGGCGATATATGGCAATTAGGCAATCATAGATTAATTTGTGGAAATTCCACTGATATTGCGGTTATTGATAGGCTTATGGATGGGGTAAAGGCTGATATGGTGTTTACTGATAGCCCATATGGTATAAACGCAGTAAATGATGATGGAGTGTGTGTTGCTTATGGAGATAATCACGTTGCGCAAAGAGGGAAATATGCGAAAGTTATAGGTGATGATACAACTGAAACAGCACAACAGGCTTATGACATTTATTCACAACTTTGCGACAAGATGATTTTATGGGGTGGTAACTACTTTCTTGATTTTCTTCCTCCAAGCGATGGTTGGCTTATATGGGATAAACGAGGGGAAAGTGGTATCAGAAATACCTTTGCAGATGGCGAAATGGCTTGGTGCAGTTTCCATACTCCTGTTAGAATTTATCATCAGTTGTGGAACGGTATGATAAGAGAGGGAGAACACGAAAAGCGAGTACACCCGACACAAAAGCCGATAAGAATGTTGAGTGAAATATTGCAAGACTTCACGAATGAGGGCGATATAATACTTGATGTCTTTGGTGGTTCGGGCAGTACCTTGATTGCGTGTGAGCAAACAGGACGTACTTGTTATATGGCAGAGTTATCCCCCGAATATGTGGATGTCATTATAGCGAGGTATGAAAAACTGACAGGAAACAAGGCTGTATTACTGACATAACATTGACAATCCCTACATACGGAGTTATAATATAAGTAGATAATTATGTATGTTCGGAGGTTTAACAATGTTAAGATTAAGTGATGATTTACAGGTTGGAAAAGCAGGAGAATACCTTGTATGTTTTGATTTGATTATGAAAGGCTTTGTTGCTTATCCGAGTGAACAGGGCTTGCCGTATGATTTGGTTCTTGATACTGGAAATAAGATATTAAGAATACAAGTCAAGACCACAAGGGAGCCGAGAACAATTCCTCAAAGAGCAGATGAATACAAAGCATATTTATATCACGTCAAAAGAAGCGGAAAAGGCGGTAAAAATCATTATGCCAATGATGAAGTCGATGTGTTTGCTCTTGTGGCACTTGATACAAAGCAAGTCGGATATATTCTTAATGGTGATATGCCGATGTCAATTACATTAAGATGTGACGATATGCGAGGGACATATTATGACGAACAAGGATTGAAGCATTACAACGACATTATGGAGTTAAAGGGCAAAATGACACAACAGGCGATTGCTGATACATTAGGGATTGACAAAAGCATTGTGAATAAAATGTGTTGCAAAACATATAAACCGCATATATCAAACGCAAGATATTTTTCGGACATTATAAGGGATGCTGATTGGTTTGAGCAGATTTGACCCATTCGGCGGTAGTGGTTCAACCCTTATAGCCTGTGAACAGTTAAACAGAAAATGCTATATGTGTGAACTTGATTCACATTATGTGGACGTAATAGTGCAGAGATATATTAACTTAAAAGGAACTGATGAGGATGTATATTTGATTAGAGATGGGAAAAGAATAGAGTATAAGGATGTGATTTAATGGCAAGGAAAGAAGATAACCTTGTAAAAGGCGATGAAGCACATAAGTTTACCCCCGAAGAAGCCTCGAAGGGTGGAAAGGCATCAGCAGAGGCGAGAAGAAAGAAAAGAGACCTGCGGTTGGCTATGGAAATGCTGTTAGAACAGGACATTACAGGCAAGGATGGAACTGTTAAGAGTGGGGCAGAGGCAATAGCTGTGCAACAGTTTAAAAAGGCACTCAAGGGTGACTCCAAGGCTTTTGAGATAATTAGGGATACATCTGGGCAATCAGTTGTGCAGAAGATTGCTGTTGCAGAAGTTGATGCGGATGTAATAAGCGAAGTAGAAAAAGCGGTTCTGGAAGATTGAAAAGTGGCACTCCCTATGGTATAATTAAATATATGCGGAAGGAGTGCCAAAATGACAGGAATATATATAATCAAAAATAAAGACAATGGCAAGGTTTATGTTGGGCAGAGCAAAAATCTGTCTCACAGAAAGGCTTGCCATTCTTATGATTTAAAAGAAAATAGACATAATAATATTGAATTGCAGAAGGCATATAATGAGAATCCAGATGTATTGGAGTTTAAGATAGTTTGTTCTTGTGAAGAAGAAGACTTGGATTATATGGAAAAATTTTATATAAAAAAATATAAAAGCACCACAGAGGGATACAACAAGACAGATGGGGGAATCAAAGGTTCAAAAATGAATGAAACCTCGAAAAAGAAAATGAGCAGGGCAAAGATTGGAAATAAAAGCATGGTCGGAATAAAACTATCAGACGAATGGAAGAAACATCTATCTGAAGCACAGCCACATAAGAGGAAGATTGAATGTATAGAGACAGGAATTATCTATGATAGTTTTGCTGATGCATCGAGGAAAACAGGACTCAATAGAACAAAAATAGTATCCGTTTGCACAGGGAAAAGAAAGACAACGGGAGGTTATCATTTCAGATATGCTAACGAGAGAACAAGCAATTGACCTGCTATTGAATAAACCATTAAAATATGCTCATATGATAGGTTTTACAAAGATGCAGAAACTGAATGAAGAATGGCTAAAGGATATGATGCCGTCCAAGGGAAAGAAGGATACATCCTTACAAGCGCATCGTTTATCTTATAAAACAACCTGCGTATCAATAACCTTGGCAAGAATTATTATTCTGTTACCCAATAAGAGAACCTTATTCCTGCGTAAGACAGATTCGGATGTAAAGGAGATAATAAGGCAGGTAGAAAAAATACTACTAGACCCTCATACGCAATATTTAGTTCAATGCATATATGGTGTTAGTTTGAAGTTGAGTGTATCGAATATGACCGAAATATCAACTAATCTAACAACGGACATAAGAGGTACTTCGCAGCTTGTTGGGATGGGAATTGGTTCTTCTCTCACAGGAAAGCATTTCGACTATATTTTTACAGATGATATTAGTAATATCAATGACAGATTATCCAAGGCAGAACGAGAGAGAACCAAAATTGCCTATCAAGAATTGCAGAATATTAAAAATCGAGATGGAAGGATATATAATACTCTTACACCTTGGCATCCAGATGATGTAGCATCTATTATGCCAAAGGCAAAGAAGTATACTTGCTATGAGACAGGGTTGATAAGCAAAGAGGAAATCGCAGATATAAAGAGCAAAATGCTACCATCACTCTTCTGCGCTAATTATGAGTTAAGACATATCGCTTCCGAGGATGTAATCTTTGCAAATGCCAAGACAGGAGCAGACCCAAGTCTGATTGAGCAGGCTAGATATAGCCATGTAGATGCTTCTTACGGAGGAGAAGATGGAACAGCCTTCACGATTGCAAAGAGGCAGGGAAAGACCTTATATGTATTCGGAAAGCTATATCAAAAGCACGTTGAAGATTGCATGGATGAGATTATAAAGTACAAGGATGGATTCATGGGCAATAAGATATGGTGCGAGGATAATGGTGACAAGGGATATCTTGCGAAAGAATTCAAGAAAAAGAATCAGAGAGCGGTAACATACCATGAATCCATGAATAAGTTCCTCAAGATTACCACTTACCTCAAAGGCGAGTGGGATAACATTGTATTCGTAAAGGGAACGGATGAAGAATATATTCAGCAGATATTAGATTATAATGAGAATGCTGAACATGATGATGCACCAGATTCGCTTGCCTCAATTTGCCGATTGATGTATAGTAAGCCTAGTGAGGAAACAAGAAGGATTCCAAGAATGTATGATGGCAAAATAAAAGCTTAATGGAGGGTTGTATGTTATCTTATCAAGATTTATTAAGAGTAGGCGATAATGAAACGGACAGAATGGCATTTGTCCAAGAGGTCATAAATGTCCACAAGAATTCAGACCTGTACAAGGATGCAAAGATATCCCACTTATATTTCAAGAAAAAGAACAAGACTATTATGGATTTCCAAAAGCTATTGTACACAGTTACAGGCGAAGTAATTCCAGATAATTATTCGTCAAATTACAAGTTGAGGAGTTTGTTTTACAAAAGGTTCTTGACACAGGAAAATCAGTATTTATTATCAAATGGAGTATCATGGGACAACCCAGAAACAGAGGAAAGGCTGGGGACAAAAAGGAAATCATTTGACACACAGCTTCAGAAGGCAGGTAAATGTGCTTTGTGGGGTGGTGTATCATTCGGGTTCTGGAATTACGACCATATGGATGTTTTTGACGTGTTGGAGTATGCACCATTATGGGATGAGAATGACGGAGCAATGAAAGCAGGTGTAAGATTCTGGCAGATAGATGTATCTAAGCCATTAAGAGCAACACTTTATGAAATGGATGGTTATACGGATTACATTTGGAATAAAGTCGAAGAAAATGGCAAGGTAGAATTTGCTGGGCAGGTATTACACGAAAAGAGAAAGTATGTTCAGATATCCGTAACATCAGAGGCTGATGGAACAGAGATTCTGGATGGAATGAATTATGACGGATTCCCAATAGTTCCTTTATGGGCAAACGAAGACCATCAGACAGAATTGGAAGGATTAAGAGAACAGATAGACTGCTATGACCTTATAAAGAGCGGATTTGCCAATACAGTAGATGAGGCCTCTTATATTTACTGGGCAATACAGAACGCAGGGGGAATGGATGATATTGACCTTGCTAATTTTGTAGAACGAATGAAAACAGTTCACGCAGGATTGGTTGAGGATTCCAACGCAAGAGCGGAAGCACACACGATAGAAGCACCATATGCAAGCAGGGAAGCCCTTCTGGATAGATTAAGAAACGACCTGTACGAAGATGCTATGGCACTTGATACTAAAGCAATACAGGGTGGAGCAGTAACAGCGACACAGATAAATGCCTCTTACGATAACTTCAATATAAAGGTAAACGATTATGAACAGATGGTATATGACTTTGTACAAGGCATCCTGTATCTTGCTGGAATAGATGATGAACCGACATTTACACGTTCAAGGATAGTAAATGCTACAGAGGAAATCCAGACAATCGTATCAGCTGGAACATATCTTGAGAGCGGTTATGTTACAGAGAAGATACTCACCCTTTTAGGTGATGGCGATAAAGCTGAGGAAATGATAAAACAGATGGATGCCAACGAGATACAGCCTTTAGGAGTGGTGAATAATGGCGAAGAAGATAACGTACCAAACGGATGAAGGCAATCAAGAAACAGAAGTATTACTGAAAGAGCTTGAAAAGAAAATCAACAAAGAGTACACGCAAGCATCCAAAGAAATCGAGGACAAGCTGAAGGATTATCTTGAGAGGTACGAGAAGAAAAATTCAATACGTTTGGAATATCTGGACAAGCAGTATGACAAGTACAAAGCAGGCGAGATATCGTGGACAGAGTACAAGAAGGCTCAAAGCGAATATCAACAATGGCGTATAGGCCAGATAGCAATAGGCAAAAGATGGGAAGAAATGCGTGATACATTGGCCGAGGATTTGACCAAGACAGATTTAAAATGCAGGTCAATGATGGATGGATACATGGCTGATGCATACGCCTTGAATCACAACTATGCTACGTACATTGTTGAGAGCAATTCGTTGGTTGATACGTCATATTCGTTGTACAATCGAAGTGCTGTTGAAAGGCTGATAAGAAAAGAACCACAGATATTGCCTATGATGTCAGAGAATGTCAAGAAGGACATCCTCACGAATAACCTTGAGGTATGGAATGGGCAAAAGCTTACATCTGCATTAACGCAAGGAATCATACAAGGCGAATCTATTCCAAAGATTGCAAAGCGATTCAGAAATGTAGCTGATATGAATTACAAACAATCCATAAGAACAGCCAGAACATCCATGACATCTGCACAAAACGGAGGAAGGCTGGATGCCTTCTTTCGTGCAAAGGAAATGGGAATTAACCAAAAGAAACAATGGGTGGCAACAATAGATGACCGAACAAGACATGAACACAGACTATTGGATGGAATGAAGGTTGAGCTGGAAGAACCATTTGAAGTGGACGGATACGAGATAATGTATCCTGCTGACCCATCAGCTGACCCAGAAATGGTGTATAATTGCAGGTGTGCAATGATTACTGTTTTTGATGGCTTTGACAAAAGCATTACTGATTACGATATAGATGAGAGGCTTGGAGATATGACGTATGACGAGTGGAAAGAATCAAAGGATATCATATCTCACCCAATAGATAAGCAAGAGAAACAAGGCTGGGCAATAAGACAGCAGTACATCAACGAATACAAGAGGATGCAGAAATGATTGAATTCACGTTGAAAGACAATTCAAAGGAAGTGTTGGCGGAGCTTGAAGCAAAGATGCCTGTAATACTCGAAAAACTGGGAGAAGCAGGAGAATCCAACGCAGTTATGGAAATAACAGCTTTAGGTGCGGTAGACACAGGAAACCTGCGAAACAGCATAATTCATGCAACGAATTCCACCACCGCTTATATTGGCACAAATGTGGAGTATGCACCCTATGTTGAATTCGGTACAAGGAGATATCCACATGAAAGACCATTCCTGCGGAATGCCATACGAGACCACATAGAAGAGTATAAAGCAATAATAGAAACAGAGCTAAAAAGTTAGTAGACATTTAAAGAAATGTTTGCTATATTGAAGAATAGAGGAGCATCACAGACTGATGCTTGAACAATATTACTGAATGACACAGAAAGTCACCGAAAGAGAGGAAGAAATATTATGGCACTTACAAATGCGTATGTAAAAGAAATCCTGTCCAAAGCAGGAGTTGACAGCGATAACATGAAGGAAGCTGTTACCGCAATCATTGAAGGGCACACAACATCTATTGAGGCTTTAAGAGAAGAAAGGGATAATTACAAAGAAAAGGCACAGAAGGCCGAGGAGCTTGAAAAAGAGCTTGAGAAAACCCAGAAGGAGCTCAAAGAAGCCACAAGTGATGATGCAGAAGAAAAGCTGAAGGCCAAGTACGATATGCTCAAGGAAGAGTTCAAGGAGTACAAGAAGGAAATCGAAGCCAAGACTGTTAAGGAAACAAAGTCTAAAGCATACAAAGAAATGCTGAAAGAGGCAGGTATATCCGACAAAAGAATCGAAGCTGTATTAAAAGTATCCGATGTTGATTCTATTGAATTTGATGACGATGGCAACGTGAAGGATAAGGACGAGCTTCTGAAGGGCATCAAAGAAGAGTGGAGCGATTTTATACAGACCGCAGATGTACAGGGAGCACAGACAGAAAACCCACCTCATAACGCAGGTGGTAAGACCATGACCAAAGAGGATATATTCAAGATAAAGGATACATCCGAAAGGCAGAAGGCAATTAAAGAAAATATTGATTTATTCAGAGCATAGGAGGAAAAAATATGCCAGCTAAAGATAACTTAACTAAAGTTGCGAATATTGATGTAACCGCAAGAGAGCTTGATTTCGTAACAAGATTCGCACAGAATTGGGATTCACTCAGAGAAATTCTGGGTATTATGAGACCTATAAGAAAGACAAATGGTACAACACTTGTATCATATACAGCTACAGTAACACTTGAGGATTCAGTAGGTGAAGGTATTGAGATTCCATATTCACAGGCTGAGGTTGAAGAGGCTTTCAAAACAGACCTTACAGTAGAGAAGTATGCTAAGGCTGTATCCATTGAAGCTATCAACAAGTGGGGTGCTGATATTGCTATAGCTAAGACAGATGAAGCATTCCTTAACGAATTACAGGGTAATGTACTTGATAGATTCTATACATTCCTGCAGACAGGACAACTTACAGGAACAGAGACCACATTCCAGATGGCCGTTGCTATGGCTATTGGTAAGGTTGTGGATAAATTCAAGAAACTTCGCAGAAACGCAACAGAGATTGTTGTATTTGTGAACACTCTTGATGCTTATAGATATCTTGGAGCATCTGGTATCACACTTCAGACAGCTTTTGGTATCCAGTATGTAAAGGACTTTATGGGTGCATCAACTATGATTCTTTCATCTGAGATTCCAACAGGAAAGGTTATTGCAGTTCCTTCAGAGAACATTGACCTTTACTATTCAGACCCAGCAGACAGCGAGTATGCAAGAGCAGGCCTTGTTTACACAACAGACGGAGTTACAAATCTTATTGGATTCCACGTACAGGGTAATTACAACACAGCAGTTGGTGAAAGCTTTGCACTTCTCGGTCTTACACTTTGGGCAGAGTACCTTGATGGTATTGCTGTTATTACGGTAAACTCGGGGGAATAACTGACCTCACAGTAACAGCCACAACTGATGAGGTCGAATTATACGGTGGCAAGGTTGCAAGTGATTTACAGAGCGATATTGCAATATCAGATGGCAAAGTAACAGGTTCTCTCAAGTTTATTGAGGGAGGTCTTGCACCATCTGGATACCTTGCAGGAGATGGATATTTCATGGCACTCACTTGGAGTGAGCCAGAGGAAGATATAACAAGTGTTAAGGTCGGATTAGTACCAAGTGCAGGAAGTGGAATGATTGAGGGTATTGAAGACCCAGATAGAACCATGGTCGCAAAGGTTGACCCTTCACTTGAACAGAAGTTCTTAATTGAACAGAGAACTGATAATGGCGAGGTTAGGGCGCAGTATTTTGAGCTTGACTTTGAGTTTGAAGACCCAGACGCAGAAGGTTAACTAAAAAGCAGGGGATGTATTTCCCCTGCTATAATTAGAGGTGTGATATGACAGAGGTATTTCAGTATCTGAGAAACTGGTTCGACAGAGGTCAGCCAAAGTATTATGGACAATTCAAGATTGAGAATGGTGCTTTAGTTGGCGATTACAAGATAGCGACAGGCCAGTATTTTAGAATTATTGGAAGTGCCTTAAATGATGGCGTTTACAAGTACGGAGACAGCCTTGATGATGAAGTGTTTGACGGAGCTATATGGCTGATGGCTGTGCCGAGAGATGTAAGGAATCTCATAACGGAAATTACAGCATGGCAGGAAAAGTATGGCGGTATAGATTCGGAGAATATGTCACCATACCAGAGTGAAAGCTTTGGCGGTTATTCTTATTCAAAGGGAACAGGCAGTTCA